TCACGGCTATTACGAGCCTTCCAATAGTCTTCTTGCGCTTGCTCGCGTTTCTCTTTCAAGTCACGCATTGTATATGTATCACCCTCTTCACGAGCCTTCTCGATCTCAGCTGTGAGTTTGTGATATTCAGCACCTAGACCAGTCTCTACGGCAGTTAGTTCTTCATGAACTAAGTTACCCATATCAACCAGCTCTTGTAGCTTTTCTGTTCTTTCTTGTTCGATCTGTTTCTTCAGTTCGCCAAGTTCCCGACCTTTACTTGACAGATGTTGGTCAGTAGAATAGCCCTTGCGGATTTCTTCCAGGGAAAGATGTTCTGTTTTTCCATTAATGGTTACAGGTACTTTATATTCCCAATCAATATCTTCTTCGGCTGGTAAGTCAGAATCAGGGGTAGACGTATCATCCTTGTCTTCTTCTTTACCTTCTTCATCAGATTTTGAATCATCTTCATCTGTATCATTTTTATCCTCAGAATCCTCGGGAACATTACTGTCCGATTCTAAGTCTTGAGTTTGGACATCCTCATCCTCTTCTGGTAGAGACCCGTCGAGACCCAGCAGTTTTGCAACTGGTGAGTTCTTCATGATATCATCTAGGCTGGCTGCTGCGCTCGTTTCACTATAGGAACCGTCATCAAAGCTAGTACTCGAAATTTCCGAGGCTGGCGTGTTGGTAGAGAGTTGACCGATATGTGTATTCATTAATATTTATTCCTTGTGTCTTGTTTATTGTGCAGTTTTAGCTGCGCGTACTGCTGCCATGCGATCTACTTTAGGGGCATCAGCGCCCTCAATTCGATCTAAAGCTTCAATAGCACCTTGGATACTCACTAGTTGTGGTGCATAAGCAGCAGCACGACCTGTGCCACCCGCCTGACCACATACAGCAAGCTCCCGTAGGATTTCATCGCGTGATTTGATTAGCACTGAACGTGCATCATTATATTTACTCATCTGTTTCCCCTTCTTGGGATTGATTTGGTTTATTTTGTTTTTGAATGAATGCCATATTAGCACCATACATTTCGATACCGACCATTTTAGCTTTTACTGAGCCAAGCGCCATAGCGGAGGCATACAGGAAGTCGCGTTCTTTGGTAGCATGTGGTTCGGTACGTAACCAGGCCACGAAAAGATCTGTTAGAATTTCACCATACGCGTCAGAGAAGAATTGTTCACGTTCTTCTTTAGCAAACATTGATTTTACAAGCGCCATTTGTGACTCTTTGAAAGGTTCAATCTTTGTTTGCCCAATACCTGATGAGTAATCCATTTTAGGTTTCATCCGGCCAGAGAAGTTATCTCGGTATTTATCCATTGTGTTTCCTGTTATATGCTAGAAGAGCTAGTATCTTACTATCATCTTCTTCTAATAAACCTAAGGCAGAATTACAGCTATTACAAAGAACACCACGAACCTCACCCGTGCTGTGATTATGATCAATACAAAACCTAATTTTGTGTTGTTGTAAATCCCAAGTCACTAAGCAGGAATCACAAGCTGTAATTGATTTTTGATACAAATTTTTAGCAGACAGTTTGTCAACATTATATACTCGTGAAATACTATTGATAGCTGATTTCTCAGGGTTTTCTTTATTCCACCTTGCGCCTCTTAGTTTAGAGTGAGGCGATTCTGTTTGACGATACCGCTTATCATCAGCTTGCTTGTCTTCTTTGTGTTTATAAGCCATTTTATCTCCTTAAAGATATAGGTGGGCTATCCATGTTAAGGCATGGAAGGGTAATTAATCCGTTCGCCCGTATTCAAAAGAATCACCACGTACTTTCGCAGAGGTGGTGACCGTGTTTACATTTGTTGTGGAGCCATTGCAGGGCCGGGTAATGCCTGTGGTGCTGTGCTACCTTGTGGGGCACTTGCATCACTGATATCAGCCTTGATTACTGCTTTAGCAATACCTAGTAGCTCATCGATACCTTTATGTGGAGGTAGTTCAACACCTTCTTTGGCTGCAGCAATAAAGAGCTTAGCCCATTCTTGTTGCGACTTATCCATAGATACCATGAGTTGCTTGGCATTATCTTGCATAGCATTTTTAGATTGGATATTAGTTAGGTCAAGGGTTGCTTGACGTTGAGCCATATCTAACTGTAGTTTCTGTTCTTCAAGCTTTTGTTTCTTTTCATTAGCAGCAATCTCACCTTGGCGAGACTTCTCAGCATTCTCTTTGAAGTCGTCAGCAGTGTAGTCTACCATAAAGTCTAGTGGATCCAGATCCATAGCCTCTAATGTTTTACAAGCAATACGTACAGCAGCCTGTGGGTTAACAGCGCCCCCAGCGCCAGCTTGAACTAAGGCCGGTAGTAACTTACTTCCAATCAAGTCCATTTTCTTAATGACATTACTATTACTGTTTTCACCGACATCAGCATCAATCATCATAAGCATGTGGTCAGGTAGAGTAGAAGGATCAATAGACTTAAAGAAGTTATTTTGATCGTAGTACTTAACTGTTTTACCGCGCATCTTAGTCCGGAGTAGTTTGTATACACCGTTAACTAAACGAGTGAAGCCAGTCTCAGAGAAACGACGAGCCATGTATTGAATCCGAAGCTGTGCAGCTGATTGAGCACGAGCCATCTTCTCATCTGAGTTACCAGACACGTATAGTGTATCATTCAAGCCTTGTGCTGCTTTTGACAGACCTGTGGCTTGCTCTTTATGTTGTTGTAACAATTCAAGAAGTGGTACAGTACCTTGGCTGATAGTATCAGGAGTTAGAGAGGCTACAGCACCTTGTGGGTTACCATTAGTAGCAATAATCTGTTTAGGCTTCATGTTCTGCAATGCAGAGAAGTCAACTACGTTAGGATCAGCAAGCTTTGGTGAGTAGTTAGTCAAGTAGACATTCTCAACGAATCCACGCATGATAGCCGTAGTAGCCATCGTTGCAGGTCGGATCATATCAGCGACTGATAGGCCAAAGAACTCGTGTGGTACTTCAAATGGACATAAAGTAGCTAGCGGAATAGACTCACAATCTTCTTCAAGAAGAATAGTGGAACCAGCAATAATAAAATGCTTAAGTTCAGCAATACCGTCGCCGTCCCGGTCAACACGCAACCAACACTCAATAACAGTGAGCTGCCGATTAGCTTCAGATGGGAATAATTCACGGCTGTTGCCGCCAAGCCAATATTCCTCGCCAACCAAACGCTTACGAGCAGCTTGTTCTTCAGTATACTTAGTAGCCCAATCATAAGAACCATCTCCAATCTGATCCCAATCAATTGTATCAGCAATATCAGGAAAGAATTTACGAACTTCAGACCGCGTCATGTCAATCTGGATACCTACGAAGGCAGCATCATCAAGTGAGTGTGCATCACGGGTAATCCGGAAACATTCTGGGTGTACATTCTTGATAAGAATACGTGTCTTGTTGTGCTTACGTTTTAGACGCACATCTTTATAGACTGTCGCATACTCAGCATTACCTGTTTCTTCATTTGTTACTAATTCTTGCTCATATTTGAGCTTTCCTAGTACTTCTAGCTCATCATCTGCTAGTAAAATGTCCAAATTTTCCTGAGAAATTGAGTCATATTCTTCAAAAGAATAGTCAAAATCTTCAATAAATTCCCATCGAACTATGCTATTTTTCCACAAAAGTGCTGACTTTACCCATGTATTTAGGATCTCCCAGCCAGGATTCTGCTTGAAAATGGTGTAATTCACCAGATCAGAGGCTACCTTAGCATCATGGAAGTCAGAAGGCTTAGCGCCTACAGGGATAAACCTAGCAAGCTTATTGTTATTGAACATTAGTTCAGCAATAATGGCTAGATAACCCTCAACCGCCTCCACGGTATCAGAAGAAACAATCTGTGATACACCTTGTGGGGTCAGATGGAACTGAGGGATCATGCCATACTCGTAAGTAGCCTTCTGCCGTTCACGAGCTAAGTCGGAACTGTTCAAGAAGTCACCTACAGAGTTCATTACACCCTGTTCAATCATTGCTAAGAGTTCTTCGTCCCCTACATTCTCTTTAAATCGGTCAGTAAATCTGACTACTTGATTTGTTGTTCCCATTGTTAACCTTTCATAAGAGCGATCTTACGCTCGCATACATTCAATCAGCCAACAAGGGCTAGCATTTGGTGGAAATAGATGGTATCGAACCAACAGAGCGATTAAACACCGGATTTACAGTCCGGGCCGTCTCCTTAACGGTATATACTTCCAGTGTAACTACTTTTTCCATCGTGAGTCACCAACGATTGACACAAAGGGAAATCTTTATTAAGGATCCTT